GGCGTGCGCGTGTCGGCGGCCAACGTGATCGCGGTCAATTACGTCAACGTGAGCACGGCCCAGGTCACGCCGCCGACCGAGACCTACCTGATCGGCAACTTCCAGCAGGCCATCCCGGATGCCGGCAACTGCTTCATGCAGACCGTGTCGCTGGCCAACCAGCAGGATGTTCTCTTGACCAACGCCATCCGCGCGGCGCTCGTGGGCCACGGCCTGATCGCGGGCGCGTAAGTCTAGGGCTAGGCGCCGGTCGGGTCGTCATTGCCCCGCTCCTAACCATGTGGTCCCCGTGTGGTCCGGCAGCCGGAACGGGGACAATTTTTTGCAGCACGTCGAAGGAGAACCGACGTTGAATCCGATTACCACCCTCACCATCAACTGCGTGACACGCGGCCGGCCCGACTTGCTCGTGCCGTCTGTCATCGCCACCCTGTCGAACGTCTGGCGTACCGGGACGCGCATCGTCGTGTCCGCCGATGAAGACGACCAGTCTACCCTCGACGCAATCCCCCAACTCCCCGAACATCCGGCCATCGTGATCGACGTGCGACCGCGCGAGGACTCGCTCGGCGCGAAGTACAACCGCATCCAGGATTACCCAGCGGATGTCTACCTGCCGATGAACGACAGCGCGGCCTACATGACGCCGGGCTTCGATCAACTGATCCTGGAGAGCGCGCAGAAGTTCCCGGACGGTATCGGCATGGTGTGTGGCGACATGCATTGCTACATGTTCCCGGGCGTCATGGCGAGCACGCATGGCTTCGTCGAAAAGCTCGGCTGGTTCTATCCGCCCTATTTCCCGTACTGGTTCCACGATCACTGGGTCTACGACGTCGCGACCCTGATCGACCGCGTGTCGTGGGTCGACGTGCGCTATTCGCGGCATGCCGGCAAGGGCCAGACCCGCGAGCTGCGTGATATCCAGTTCTGGACGACGTTGTTCGATTGCGCGCGCTTGGTGCGCCGCCGGCAGTCTCACGCCATCATCAACAGCCCGGACTTCATCGAAGCCGGGTGGCGCAAGGAATTGTTGCTCAGCCATCACCCGATCACGGAATTCCGGTCGCAGTGGGCGAATGCGGGGATGCGAGGAGAGCCCGCGATTGCCGCAATGACAGCCGCCGGTGACGGCGGCGAGCGCTATCAGCGGCTCAAGGCCGAAGCCCTGGAGCTGATGTCGCAGTGGGCGCCAGACATGCTCGAGGAACTGGAGAAAAACGCGGCAAAGGAGGCCGCTTAGCAATGACCATAAAGCCCTTGAAACTCGGGATGCCGCCGGTAACGGCTCAAAATCTCGGACCATCGGGGCAGTTCGTGGTGTTCTGCACCCCGGCGCTGCAATCGTGGCTGAGCATCGATTATCACATCTCCATGATCCAGACGGAGGCCCAACTGGGCGTGAAAGGCATTGCGCGCGGCCATTTGATCCGGCCGGGCGATGCCTATCTCGCCAAGGTGCGCAGCAAACTCGCCAGCGATTTCCTGCGAGACCATCCGTTGGCAACCGATCTGTTCTTCATCGACGACGACGTGTCGTGGCCACCCGAGAAGGTTCTTGAGTTCCTGGAGCGCCCAGAGGATGTGGTCGCCGGCATCTATCCGAAGAAGTCGGATGATCTTGATTTCCCGCTTGAGTTGGCGATCGACGGCAGCACGGGGGATCTGGTGCCCAGCCATGACGGCAAGCTCTTGATGGCGACCATGGTGCCGACGGGCTTCCTGCGCATCAAGCGTCATGTCGTCCAGAAGATCGCCGATGCGTCGACGTTCTTCCATGACAACGAGTCTGACGGCTCGCGGCCGAAGTTCTGGAACATCTTTAAGATGGGCATGTCCGAGGATGGCTCGTGGTGGGGCGAGGATTACGCGTTCTGTCAAGAATGGCGGGGTATGGGCGGCACGATCTGGGTCGACCCCAACATGACGATGACGCACCGCGGCACCAAGAAATGGCAGACCAGCTTGGCCGACCATCTCGAGCAGTTCCGCAAGCGTGGCAAACAGGTCGTCGAGCAACGGCGCCAGTCGAACGGCGCGCCGACGCACCCCGCTGATAGCGGCCACCCGGCCTACGTGGCGGCGCTCGCCGCTACGGGTCAAGCGTCCAAGTCGAACGGCGCCGCGGAGGCCGTCTGATGGCGATCGCGCCAGGCTACCCCAAGAAGCTCGTGCACCCGGCCCATCACAAGGCCGTGCCGCGATCGCTCGGCCGCTTCGACCCGGTCACCGGCAAGGAACTGGTCGCCGATCGCCAGGACTGGCAGGGCGAGCCCGACCGCTTCCCGCCGGTCACGGTCTACGACGCCGACAACGAGGAACTGTACCGGGCCAAGGGTTATCGGCAGGAAGGAGAGGCCGCGACCATGACTATAACAACCGATATATACCCGCTCATGCTGGTCCATCCAGACCATATCGAGCCGACGCCGGCCGAACAGCATGCCAAGCGCGAGGAAGACGGCAAGCTGGTGATGTGGACGACGCCGGGCCATGAGGGTCGGTTTCCGCATGTCATCGCCAACAACGAGATCGAGGAAAAGCGCTGGCTTGCCAAGGGCTACAAGCGCCCGGGCACGCCCGATCCCGAGGCCGTCGAGCGCGCCTATTCGTCGCCCGGGGCGCTGGATTACGAGCCGTCCGAATATCCGCGCTGGGAACCCACGGGCGAGGTCGATGCCGAGGGTAAGCCTATCCTCAAGCTGGTGCAGGACCCCAATATCGACAAGCGTGGGCCGATATATCCGATGTGGCTGACGACCGGCAAGAATGCGGCAGGCGAGCCGCAGGGTGTCATCGTCAACAATTTCGACGAGGAGATGGCGGCGCGCGAACGCTTCGGGCTCGAGATGCCCAAGCCGCCGGCATCGGTCCAGGTCTCGTTGCATCCCCGGGCGCCCGCGGCTGAGCCGGCCGAGCCGGCCGAGCCAAAAGACGAACGCGAGTTGACTCACGGCGAGAAGGTCTCGCTTGGCCGGACGCGAGCAAAGGCCGCGCGTGAAGCCGCGGCACAGAGCACCGTAACATCATGACGCCACGCCGCCACATCCCATGGCATTATCGGTGGTCTACGGATTTCTCGGTTGCGCATCGCTATGGGATAGCTGCCGCTGTCGTCATGATTGGCCTACCGTTGGCCGGACTGGTTTACGGCGAGACTAGTTCTTTCAAACTGTTGGTGTTGACGCTCAGTTTGCCGATCGCCGCCGCCGCCTACATGCTCGGCCTATGGGGCAAATAAATTGACCTCCGTCCCGATCACCGCGCTCGCGATCATCACGGATGCTCTCAACATGTTGGGCGTGTACGCGCCCGGCGAGACCATCCCGGACGCCGACGCCCAGCAATCTCTGACGCGTCTCAACGACATGCTGGACTCGTGGTCGAACGAGTCGTTGACGTGCTACGCCTATTCGCAGCAGTCCGGCACGCTGATAAGCGGCCAACAGCAGTACAGCATCGGCACCAGCGGCGGCGCCAATTTCGCGATCACGCGACCGCTGCGCATCAACCAGGGTCCGGGTCAGGCGTACTGCCTGGACACGAACAACAACAAGTATCCGATCGACGTCGTGAGCCAGGAGGTCTGGAACACGATCCCGAACAGCGGATCCACGGTGACCAGCAACTACCCGTCGTACCTTTTCTACGATCCGCAAATCCCGCTCGGCTTCCTGAACTTCTACCCCTATCCAAACCAGGGCTCGACGGCGTACTGGATCAGCTATCTCCAGTTCAGCGATTTCTCGTCGCTCAGCGCCAGCGTCAGCTTCCCGGCCGGCTACAATCTTGCGCTCAAGACCAACCTCGCCGTGCACCTGAAGCCGTACTTCAGCGGCGCGCAGCTCGATCCCGACGTGCGCATGCAGGCGATGGAGTCGAAGGGCAATATCAAGCGGACCAACATGCGACCCTCGATCGCGGTCATGGAACCCGAGTTGGTTAGCCAGTCGAGCGGGACCTACAATATTTACACCGATCGCACAGGGGGCGCGACGGTCTAATCCATGCCGCCGGGCCCGCCGCCTCCGCAGAACGCGATCAAGACCCCGTTCCTCGGCGCGCACGCCGTCGGTCGCTCGCGCAACCTCATCGACCAGCAGCTCCTAAATTTGTACGTCGAGGCGGTCGATACCAAGAACGGCAAGGACGTCGGCGCGCTCTACATGACGCCCGGCCTCGATCTCATGGCGTCATGCGGAAACGGCGGACCGATCCGCGGCTTCAGCGTCATGGGGACGCCGCCGGTGCTCTACGCGGTCTCGGCGAGCGCGCTCTATTCGGTTTCGCTGACATGGGCCGTAACGTCGCTCGGTACGCTGGGCACGAATAGCGGCCCGGTGTCGATGATCAACAACGGCACGCAGCTCAACATTTTCGACGGCACCAGCGGCTATCTCTACACGGTCGCCAACGGTCTATCGGCACTGTCCCTGCCGTTCGCAAATCCGGGCGTGGCCGGTTACCAGGACGGCTTCGGCTTCGTCAACCAGATCGGCACGCAGTTCGTCTTCCAGTCGAACTTCAACGATCTCTCGACGTGGCAATCTCTGGCCTTCGGGTCGGCGAATGGTCGGCAGGACAACATCGTCGCGACGACGGCCTTTCACCGTGAGATGTGGTTGCTCAAGCAGACCAACGTCGAGGTCTGGGATAATGCGGGGCTCAACAATTTTGCGTTCCAGCGCAATACCGGCGTGTTCATCGAAACCGGATGCCTGGCACCATTCTCAGTCGAGCGCGCGGGTGAAGTGCTGTTGTGGCTGGCGCAGAACGACCAGGGCGAACGCATCGTCGTCATGGCGCCCGGCTACGTCCCGGAGCGCGTCTCGACGCACGCGATGGAGTACGAGATCGCGCAGTACCAGACGTGCTCGGATGCCATCGCCTACGTGCATCAGCTCGAGGGTCACGTCTTCTACGTCCTGACATTCCCGACCGCGGGCGAGACATGGTGCCTCGATTTGGCGACGCGGTTCTGGCACAAGCGCGGACGTCTCGCGAACGGCAAGATCCTGCGGCACTGGGGCAACTGCTTTGCCCAGTTCAACGACCTCAACATCATCGGCGACTATCAGTCCGGCAATATCTACGCCTACGATCTCAACGCGCTGACCGATGCCGGCGTGCAGCGCAAGTGGATACGGTCATGGCGTGCCCTGCCGAAGCCCAGCGCCGTGCCGGTGCGCTTCCCGCCGCTGGTGATCAATATGGAGACCGGCTCGAGTTCGGTTCCGCCGAGCGGCGCGCCGCTGCTGCAACTGCGGTGGTCGGATGACGGCGGCCACACATGGTCGGACTATCGCACGACCTCGGCCGGCAAGATCGGCCAGACGGCATTGCTCTGCAAGTTCAACAGGCTCGGCAGTACGAGACGCAATAGCGGCTTGGAT